CTTCTCTGTTGTTTCTTGCCAAATCTCTCTCAAATAATGGAATTTCGTGTACCCTGCTTGAAGTGTTCCAATGAAGGTTGCTGCTTTAACTCTTTCATTTAGGTCTTCTTGTGACTCAATATCTGAGACATTAACCTCACATAAATTACAAAATTGGTATGGTCTTAGTGCGATTTCACAACATGGGTTTGTCCCCCAATCTTTATCGTTATTAAGATAAATTCCTGGTTCACCAGCTCCAGATAATTCAACTCTCTTCCATAAGTTCATAAAGAATTCTTTAGTTACTTTATGTCTCATTAGTACTGCAGAATTATTTGCTCTACCTCTTTGTGGATTTAATTCCCACCAATTCCCAGCTTTACATCCAATCATTGCGTCGTCATCGGCAGAAAACAAAGAAATTAACGCTGCTCTTCTAATACCTCCGGCTAATACTGCGTCTGCAATATAACATACAATATCATGTGTTTCTAATGTTGTTAAGTGTTCACCGTTCTCTTTTGATGATAGGATACCTTCAATCCTAACTAGGCACTCTTTTAGTGGTTGTGGTCCTGGAGCTTTTCCACCTGAAGTTACAAGTCTTGCTCCTTTTTCTCTAATGTCCGAATAATCAAACTCAATACGTGAACCACCTCCATTCATAAATGATTTCATTAATACTTTAATAGAATCTGCCCAACCTTCAATTGAGTCACCAATTAAAAATCTCTTTTTTCTTTTTGGGTACGGTTTTTGAATTACTGGTAATTTCTCTACGTGATGTTTTTGTACTGAATATCCAACGCCTGTTCCTCCTAGTAATAAGAACATACATTCTGAAAAAGAATCTATATGGTCTATTGGCATATAAGCACAATTATAAATTCTATTTGGTGATATTTCACATGGTTTACCACCGAATTGCATTGACCTCATTGATGGTAAAACTTTCTTTTTATAAACATATCGATACCTATCTCTAATTTGGTCTTCCAGTTCTGGATACTTCTTGATATGCATATTCATATTTCTTGTCACTAATTCGACCCACGTCTCTCTTCTTTGTTGTTCTGGTAAGTATTTTGCGTACTTCATATGAACTGTGATTTCTGATAAAATCTCACTTGCTAACTCCATTATCTATTTGTTTTTAATTATTGTTATTTCTATTTAATACTTGTTGCCTTCTGTGTAGTGCTTGGGCAACTTTTTGTCTATTTCTTTCGGTCTTATCTTCTTCGTGACCTAAGAAAGTTGTAGTTGAGTCAGTACTTATTTCTAGTGTTGCATTATCGAATTTACAATTCTCAAATATAACACCATCTCTACCTAGTCTTGATTTAACAATTGCTATTGTTGCTAGACCCATTTCTTTTTGTTGTAGTGTTTTTGCTACTGATATAATAACGTGTCCAACTTGAGCTTTCTTAATAGACCCACCCATTTGGTCTGTTGTTACTACGTCTGAAGCTATTGACGACCTATTTCCTTGTGTTGCTGTCCACCCAACCAAATTTAACTCATGACACATGCCTTCAAACTTTCTCATAACTGAACCTTCTCCTTTCCACTCATCATCAAATGCTCTATCTGGTAAAACACAATCAATATAGTCAATAAGTACCATATCTAGTTTAATTCCTTCTGCCATAATCTTTCTAACTTGATTTTTAATTTGCAACATTGACATGTCGTCGGATGGTAACTTTTTTAATATTAATCTACCACCAATCTTTTTCATCTCATCTGCCTTATCTAAGACAGTATCTTTGTGTTCACCTAAATCTTGTGAAGGTATCCCAGTCCAACACGTAAAGTGTTTTCTTTGTATAATTTTTGGGTTGTCTTCGAAAAATATCTGTAATACGTTATACCCTAAATTAAATGCTGAATTTGCGTATCTGGTTAGTAATGTGGTCTTACCAACACCTGTAGGTGCTAATACAACACCAATTTCACCTTTAGCTAGTCCTCCGTTAAGAATATTGTCTATACCATCAATTCCTGTAGGGATTGGGTGTCTGTAGTCATCCTCTAATAATTTTTCTAAATCATTAAATATTTCAAAGTCGTCATCACCACCGTCACCAACGGTTATAGCGTCCCTAATATACTCTTCACACATATCGTAACTCTCAAAGTCACCCTTTTCCATAATTCCTTCAACTTTACGAATTGCTTTCTTCAACTCTTGTTGTTTACAAAACTTAATAGCTTTCTCTTTAACGAATAGATGGTCTTCAAAAGAAGCTTCCATAATCTCCTTAATCATGTCAAAAATGTACTTCTTAGCCATCTCAGATGAAATTTCTATTCTTGTTAGTTGGTCTAAAGCGTCAAATGATGGTGCTGTTTGATACTTTAAATAATATTCCTTTACTAGTTGCATAATCAATTTAAAGTATTGATTATCAAAATATTTAGGGTCAATCACATCTATAATTGATGTAAAAAACGCCTTATCGGTTATTATTAAATTCATTAGTTTTAGTTGGAAACTATGTCCTAAGTATCCAAAATTGTTCATCTCGCTCATTAGTTAATTTGTTTTATAATAAATAGTATTTGATTAATTATTTAGCTCGTAATCTTGGTAGTTACATACCACTTCATCTTGTGACAAAACGTCAGTTAAATCTCTAAGGATTCTATTTAATTTTGGTCTAATATCTACAGTAAATCTAACCTTTGGTGGGTAGATGTGTGCTAAAATAGCTCTCATATAAACGTCTTTGGTTCCGCGTTTAATGGTGATTGTGAAGTATTCCTCGTTCTCAAATAAGTTAAGTCCATTAATATCTCTATCATAGTACCCACTATCTAATAAAATTAATGTTTTACGTTTCAAATCTGACTCAATGTCATGAGCGATGTCTGTAACTAAATCGTGTAAATCCATAGAACTTGTCGCGTAACTATTGAATTTTCTTACACTGAAGTATCTTTGGCAAACTATATTGTTGTTTAATTTCAATAGGAATTCACATTTTTGTATATTATCTTGATTCTTTTTCATTTTTTCTAATTTTAAATTAATTCTTGTTCTTGTTCTTGTTATAAAAATCGTTTTCTATTCTGCTCAATCTTAGGAATGGTCTTACAAATTCTGTCCAAGTATCATTGGTCTTTGGCAAAATATTAAGTAATCCATCTGACATCATCAAGTTTAAGGCGTTTTTCCAATGCCTTCCTTCTGGGTCCATGGTTTCTTTAGATAGTTCTAACACACCTTTTATTGCTTCGTTAGTTAAAAATTGTCTACCCATCCCAATAACCTCATAATTTTTTTGTAGGGTTTCAATTCCAAACTCACCCTCCTTTGTTATACCTTTTAAGATGTTTTCTTCCCTCTTATTAGTCTTTTCCTTGGACTTTATGATGTTAATGATGTCATTAACCATAACCTCTTCTGTTAGTATCTTAGGTGCAATATTTGCCAAGGATTTAACACCAACATTTTTAATGCCAAAAATATTGTCTGATGAATCACCACATATTGTTTTAACTACACGAACATTCTCGTGTGGTATATCAACCCTATTTAATGGTACTAACCCACCATTTCTAAAAATCTTGTGTAATGATAAAATATATACTGATACTTTGTGGGATATTAATTGTAAAATATCTCGGTCTGATGTAAATACTATGATATCCTCATCGTCTGATATTCTACAATATTCTGTCAAACAATCGTCACCTTCACAATAGTCAAAGTGTGCTTGTCTAACATATAGTTCTTCTAAGTATTGTCTAACCCTATTTTGTTGTTTATTGAATGATTCTTGTTCCTCTGTTGATGTATTGCCAACCCGATTGAGTTTATAATTTGGGTATATATCTCTGCGTGGTTTGGAGTTGTCTTTACCGTCCCAAAAGACCACTACTTTATTAGCTAGGTTAATATCTATTTGTTTTCTTAGTGTATTTAAAAAATGGTACAGTCCACCAATGTGGTCTGCACCATTATACATATTTTTAACACCGTGAAATCCGGTCTTTAATAAAGAGTTACCGTCAATTAATAAGGTTGTGGACAATTCATTTTATTCTAAAGGTTCAACACTTGTTTTAACTACTCAGTTACTATTTCTAATAACTCAATCTCGAAAGCTAAATCTTCACCAGCCAATGGATGATTCATGTTTAACTCAACTTCCTCTTCTTCAATCTTAACGATTTGTCCTTGGATAGGTCTTCCTTGTGGGTCTTGTCCTTGAACAACTCCCTCCATGATAAACTCCATGTCTTCTGGGAATTCTGTTTTCTTAACGGTCATAACAGCGTTTTCCTGATATTCACCATAAGCTTCCTTTGCTTCTAGGTCAACCTTTTTAGTTTCACCAATCTTAAGTCCGTCAACTACATCGTTAAATCCTTTTAATAGTTTTCCGTCACCTACTACGAATTCTAAACCTTCACCTCTTGTTCTTGAGTTGTCAAACTCCGTACCATCTTTTAACGTGCCAACGTAATGTACTTTTACTTTGTCACCATTTTTTGCTATACTCATAATTTCTATTCTTTTTCTTCTTTTATTTCGAACCCTCCGGTTCCTAATTGTGCTGACCAATATTCAGCGTACTCTGTTTTATATTTATCTATTGATGTCTTTTCCTCTGATTTTTCTTTACCACTTAAAAATCCATGTGGTGTTATTAAAATCTTACCGTCTTCATAACCCAATCCATTAACATGATTCTTCATTATAGTAATTTTGGTTCTGGTAGCAAACTTTACCTTTCTTTTGTCCTTAACAGCTGAAATATTTGTTGTTCCAGCATTTTTTTGATTACCGAATCTAAATACCAATGTTGAGTTTAGCCATAGTGACTCCCCTCCCTTAGCTTTTATTTTTGGTTGTCCAAAAGGATTATCTGGTAATTCCACCCATGGTTGGTTAACCACAACTAATGTATTTGTGTGTTTTGAGTCTTCTCTTCTTGATTTCCCTATTCTTTGATTTATTCCCATACCAATTTTATCTGCTAATGTAGAGGCGTTATGCATCTTACCACCCTTTCCATCAAAAGTCATTTTACATGGTACTGAACCAACAGAATCCCACAAAAATAATAAATCATAATCTAATTCACCTTTTAGTTGTGCATCCATTAACTCATTAATATAGTCTGTAAT